TCGACTTCGTGATCAGCGACACAAACCTGATCGTTGAAGTTGAGGGCGGTACTTGGTCTGGCGGCAGGCACACCACTGGAGCCGGTTTTAAGTCGGACTGCTGGAAGTACAACAAAGCGCTGCAGCTGGGGTATCGGGTGCTTCGGTATACGACCGATATGGTGACCAAGGGTGAGGCGCTGGAGCAGATCTTGGAGATATTGGAGCAAGAGGGCGTCAAAACGGCGCTGTGAGAGGTTTATATGCGGTGCAGGTCTTGTGGTAGCAGCTCGAAGGTAATCGACGTGGAGAAGGCTCAGGAGAGCGTCAGGCGGCGTAGGGAGTGTACTTCGTGTGGTGACAGGTGGAACACAATGGAGCAGGTGCTGGGGGCTGTAGTGAAGCAGAAGCCGCAGCAGCCGCCAGAGCCGGCGAAGCCGGCGGGCGGCGCGCGGCGGTTGCAGGCCGTGAAAGACCTGGCGGAGATATTTGACGAGGACTTAGACGACATCATGAAGGAGTTAGGCATTTGAGTGGGCGACCGATACTGCGAAAGCAATTGCGTAAGCTGGACGAGCTTGGCGAGGAGAAGATCTTTTCCGTCATTGAGGGCGGCATGACGACGCGGGCTGCGATCAAGCACTTTGAGGTTGGCAACCGCACGTTCTACAAGTGGCTGGATAGCGACGAGGGTAGGCGACAGCGATACTTTCAAGCGCGCAAGCGCTGGGCCGATATGATTGCCGAGGAAGTGGTAGATATTGCCGATGGCGCGGTAGATGCGCACGACGCTACGGTTCGCAAGCTGCGCATAGACGCGCGTAAGTGGGTGGCGTCAAGGGTCAATCCCGATGAGTGGGGCGAACGCCGCGATCCGTTGTTGAACATAAGCCTGGGCGACCAGCATTTGACGGCGTTAAAAGACTTGGTTAATGGGCAATTGATCGAGCAAGATAAGGACGAAACCTAGCTGCGGCACACTGCCGCGCACTGCCTGCAATGCGCGTGGGAACGAACTCGATCCGGCCTGGATTCGGGCCAAGTTAAGGGGAATTTTAGCGTGAAACACTCCGCATAACGTAGCGCAAAACTGTTAGGTCAATGAAATCAATGACTTACGAGCCGTTTTCGTATAACCTTGATTATGTTAAATACGATTATCGGCCAATACCCCCCCTCGAACAGGGCGAGGGGTGGGGGGTGGAGGCTTTAGGTCACGCGCACCGAAAAAAATTTTTATTTTTTAGGTTTACGATTTTTAGCAGTCTTTGCAGCGGCCTTGAAAGCCGCAGCGGTAGGCGCACCTTTGGCGCCAGGCTTGCGCATTTTCTCTTTCGATCCCGCCTTGATGCGCTTTCTTTTGGCGGCAATGTTGGAGTACAGCCCTTTCTTTGGCATATCTATTTCCTTGATTTTGAGCCGGCGCACTTCCACCGCTTTCGCGACAGCCGCAACGGCGAGTTAGGGTTTTTGGCGGCCTTCGGGTTGCGCTTCATTTGGCCCGCGCTCCGCGCGCAGTAGCTGTCGCCCTTCTTGGTGCCAGGCCGCACCCGCGGCCCGCCGTCCGCTGCGCGGCCAGCTTGGCCGTAGCTGACCTTCTTGCCGGCCTTGGTGACCTTCACCTTGGCCTTGCCCCTGGCGGGCGTGTTACGGCCGGCCACTAGCGAGGAGGAAAAGGCGGCTTTGGGCCTTTGGTGTTGGTGCCGGCGACGGCTGCGGCGCTGCGCGCCTTGCGGTTCGCTGCGCCCTGGATCTTGCGCATCCGCGCCATGTTCTTTTTGTGAGTTCCGTACATTTTTGGGTGTCCTATATATGGGTGCCCAAATTTTCCCACAGCCATCGAAATAAATTAATGTCACCCTATGGATGTACAAAAGAAACGATATTTGAGAGCATCGGATTTTGCTTATTTGAGGGCGCAAAATGACCGACCGATTCTACCGAGCAACGCAGGCGCTAAAGCGCCTGCCTGCCATATACGGCAACAAGGGCGAGGCCGCCAAGTCTGGCGTTATGACGCCGGAGAAGATTGAGACGATTGTGCGGATGTTCGACGAGGGGCTAGAGAAGGGCGTCATAGCCGAGCGCGTAGGCTTTCATCCCAGTACAATTTACAACCTGGCGCGCAAGCATAAGCGCGGAAGCTTGTAGGGGCAGATTATGAGCGTGGAAAAAACTATAAACGGCATCGATTTTTACGTCGAACTTGAAACCAGCGAAATGTACCGGCGGGGGACGGTTTGCATCGACGCCGAGCGTGGCGACGACTCTGAAAGCTGGCACGTTGGGCCAGACAAGATGCTGAGATTTTTGAACAAAGATTCGTCCATAAAAAATTTTTTGGAGCTAGATCAGTGGATGGAGGATGGCCTAGACACCGAAGGCTGGGCGCAGCTTGACGCGCTAGTTGAGCAGCTTGCCAAGCAAGAGATGACCTACACGCTTTGGTTCCGCGAGGGCAGAGGCAAGCTCCACTGGTTGACCGAGAAGCAGGTGCGCGAGCTTGCCCCGATTTTTAACTTCTCTGCCGACGACGCCATAAATTCCCGATCTGGCGCTGTTATGACTGACGCTGAAGACAAACTAGAAACACTAGAACTGAACTTTGGAGAACACTACGGATAATGATTACTTTCAAACAAGAATTCTATCTTTGGGATGATGAAAAGCAAGAGCTTCCCGGTGAGATAGTAACGATGTCAACTAATAATGAGATAGAATGTAGTGCTCTTGTGGAGTTTTTTTCTAGGTTTGCTAAAGCATTGGGGTACTCGCCTGACAATGTGTACGAAGCTTTTGAAGAATACTTAATAGAACACAAAAGGGTAAAACAAGAAGATGGCGATAACATTGGCGGCTGCTACAAGGACAACCCGTTTGATAACCCTCGTGGGGAGCTAAATTAAAACGCTGGTATAAAGGCAAACCTATTTGTCTCTCACTTTTGGCTGAATTTGAGAGGCAACCGCTCGTCGCTGAATTCCCACCGCCCGTCTGAATCATTAAACAACAAAATAGCGGCCGTGTTTGGATGCATTTGCGTTGCTTGGATTACTTGCAGCGCACGCCCCGCCTCATGCCACCACTTGTGGGGCGGGGCATCTTTTTGCGGTAAAACCCTCTACCCCTTTTACCGCATACACCGCTGGTATAATGCGGCATGGCCGAAAACCCATATATTGCGTTTGTTAAGCGCTTCCGTAACGACCCCGTCGCATTTGTTGAGGGCGTCTTTAACGTAACCCCAGACCCCTGGCAGCAAGACCTCCTAAAAGCCATCGCCTCTGGCGAGCGCAAGCTCAGCGTCCGCTCTGGCCACGGCGTAGGCAAATCAACGGCCGCCAGCTGGGCGATGCTCTGGTTTTTGTTGACCCGATTTCCAGTAAAAATTGTAGTTACGGCGCCGACCAGCGCGCAGCTGTTCGACGCCCTGTTTGCCGAGGTTAAGCGCTGGATCAACGAGTCGCCCGAGGCCGTTAAGCAGCTGCTTGAAGTAAAAAGCGACCGCGTAAGCCTAAAGGCCGCCCCCAGCGAGGCATTCATCTCATGCCGAACCAGCCGCGCCGAGACGCCAGAGGCGCTGCAGGGCGTCCACGCCGATAACGTGATGCTCATCTGCGACGAGGCATCCGGCATCCCAGAGGCCGTATTTGAGGCCGCCGCAGGCTCGATGTCTGGCGAAAACGCCGCCACGCTATTGCTTGGCAACCCAACCAGGGGCAGCGGGTTCTTTTTTGACACGCACCACCGGCTATCTGGCGAGTGGTGGACGCGCCGCGTCAACTGCGAAGACTCTCCCCGCGTTAGTGACGAGTACGTCAAAGAGATGGCGCTGCGCTTTGGCGAGCAGTCCAACGCCTACCGCGTCCGCGTCGAGGGCGAGTTCCCGCTGCGAGACGACGACACCGCCATACCTTTAGAGTTGGTGGAGTCCGCGCAAAGCCGCGACGTGGTGGTGAACGAGGAGGAGCCTATTATTTGGGGCTTAGACGTTGCCCGCTTTGGCAGCGCAAAGAGCGCGCTTGCGAAGCGCCAGGGGCGCGAGCTTAAAGGCATGCAGACCTGGCAGGGGCTGGATCTGATGCAGCTGACGGGTGCCGTTGTTGCCGAGTACGAGGGGGCAGGGCCGCGCCAGCGGCCGGTGCAGATCTTTGTAGACTCTATTGGCGTCGGTGGCGGGGTGTGCGACCGGCTGCGCGAGCTAGGGCTGCCGGCAGTTGGGATAAACACCGGCGAAGCGCCGAGCACCAAGGGAACCTACAGCAACCTCCGTGCGGAGTTATGGTTTAAAGTGAAAGCCTGGCTTGAGGCCCGCGACTGCAAGATTCCAAAAGACGACAACCTGGTGGCCGAGTTGGTGTCGCCTAAGTACAAATTCACATCGAGCGGCAAGCTGCAGATCGAGTCCAAGGATCAGATGCGCAAGCGCGGCCTTGCAAGCCCCGACCTGGCCGATGCACTGGTGCTGACGTTCGCCGGCCCCGCATCAATAATGGCAGGACAGAGCAGCGCCGCGTATAACTGGAACACTCCGCTGCGGAGGAACTTAGCCGTTACCTGATAAAATATCTTTTACAAAACCAGAAGATATTGGGGTTTGCGTGGCTAAAACAGAATCACATACCTACCAACGCGGCTCCAGCGGCCTAAAAGACGCCGCAACCGACATCGCAAAGATGATGGAGCGCAGCGCCAAGCCTAAGAAAAAAGCCGGTAAGAAGAAGTAGTGGTAGGACTGCTTGGTGCAGGCAGGAAGGCTGCGGCAGATGCGGCAGCGCCGACGAGCCAAGGGTTGCTTGCCTATCATGGCTCGCCGCACTCTTTTGATCGTTTCAGCATGGACGCTATTGGCACTGGTGAAGGCGCGCAAGCTTATGGTCACGGCCTTTATTTTGCAGAGCGCGAGGCCACCGCGCAGTCTTACCGTGACTATTTAAAAGGCAACAAGCTGATTTTGAATGATGGTACTGAGATCACCTACAGCAACCATCTCACCAACATTGAAAAAGCCATAAAAGCAAAATTCCCCAAATTGTCGCCGGACAATGTTAGAAGAACTGCAAAATCCGTTGTTGATGACAACCTAGTCCCTGGGGATGTCGAGGGTATGGGGGTTTTCGATAGCACTGGTTACCGCGCAGAAAACATCTATATGACTGGTATCCGCGCTAATAAAAAAGCGCGCGAGTCAAAGGGCAGTATGTATGAAGTCAACATTGACGCGACTACTGACGACCTTCTGGACTTTGATGCGCCGTTAAAAGAGCAGTCAGAAAAAATACAAAAGATTTTTCCACCCGATAACTATCCAGAAACCTTTACTGGTAGGTCTCTTTACGACCGCATCTCTGGTTCTGCAGCGATTGGAGGAGATAGCAGACGTTTTAGAGCTGATGGCTCAAGAGAGTCAGCGCCGCAGGCTTCGGCTCACTTGAACAGTTTGGGCATAAAAGGCATTAAATATGCCGACGCACAAACGCGCTTCTCACCTGGCAAAAAAACCAGCAATTACGTTATTTTCGATGATCGCCTAATAAACATTTCTCGTCAGTACGGCATCCCAATCACCGTCCTATCTGGATTGGTTTTGGCACCAGAAGACGCAGAGGCTGGAATACTGACTGCGTCGCTCTCGCCGGTACTCCGCGAGTCCCTAGACAAATATCTGCGCGACGAGCCACTAGACAAGCGCAACAGAAACCAGGTCGAAAAGTACCTGGCACAAATAGCCACAGACCGCACCGCATTTGGCCGGCGTGAACGCATGCGAATGACGCCTGGCGCAACGCCAGACATCGACGTTAAGACGCGCGAAATCATCACACCTGAATCTATGCAGGGTGAAATGCTGGTGCCAATCCAGGGCGACGCAAGTATTGCTGGCGGACTTTTAGACAACGTCGAAGGCGTGCCGCTTGACGCTGTTATTCCGCTGCAGGGCGGCCCCAACTATCCGCTGATAAATGCCTACAGCAACAACTTACTCGGCTGGGCGTCCATGAAAGACGCAGCCCAGGCTAAGCAGAACCAGTTGACCAGGGCTGGGTTGTCGGGCGATCAGGTACGCGGCGTGTTTGCCCGCATGGGCGACGAAGCAATGATGTTTAACACGATGGTCACTGAGGCCATGCTGCGTCAGCTGCCGGCATTAGATATACCGAAGACCCAAATAAAGAAGTTTAACGCGCGGATAAGAAAGTCGGTGCCTAACTTCGCTGGCGTAGAAACAGCAGACGGATTAGCGCAGCTAAAGGGGCAATTGCCGACTCAAAACAAGAAAGGCAAAGCGGTTAAGCCTAGCAACCTTCGCAAATTGGTTGTTGGTGAAATGCGCAAGAAAGAGTTTGGCAACAAAGGCTTTCCAGATTACGAGGACACAATACGAGCGCTGACAGAGCCGGAGCTTAGAGGCGAGGTGCGGGGCGCTAGTGGTTTTTCTACGATACGCGCGATCCCTGGCGCAGACCTAATCAGCGACGCAGCGCACGATACATACAGCCACGGTATCCCTGGTATCTACGCTGGCGGCCTAGAACGCAGCGTGCCTATCGAGGTCATGTTTCCAGACCTATATGAAGCGACAGCCAAGTCGCGAGTAACCGCTAAGGGTAAGCGTCAGGGTCAACCTTTAAACGAGCAAGAGAGAGTTGGCTCAGTGCTTATGGGAGGCGGTGCGCAGAAGGCCGACCAGAAATGGTTGGACGGCGTAATGAACTACCTGGAGAAAGTGAAAAAAGGCGCTGTTGCAACTGGCGGTTTGTTAGCGGCAGAAGGTGCAGCAGCAGCAGACGTGGCAGCAGATGCCGCAAGTGCAATAGCTTCCCCATTCCTGACATCAGCGGCGACGATCCAAGGTGCTGTGGCCAATCAACCTACTGGGTCACTGGACGCAATGTATCAACAGGGCAACAACCTATTCGACTATCAGCCTAGAACCGAGCTAGGCCAACTGCGCAGCCAACAAGCGCAACAGGCAATGGCAAACGCCTTGCGCGGCCCACTGGCCGCAGCGAGTGCCGTGACCGAGCCAATACACCCCATTCTCAGCGCAGCTGCCCAGGCAGCTGAAAAGCTACCGCGCCGCGCACAAGTCGTCGGGCGCTCTTTATTGGATTTACTCTAATGGCCGAATCATTTTTAGATTACAACGAAGAAACCGGAGAGGAGGAGTACATTGAAATCGACCCCTCGATGGCAACCGAAGAGATCCAGGCCGCCGTACAGCAGGCCATAGAGGACGCGGTTGATTACATAGACAACACGGTTTCTCCCGTGCGCGCGACCGCCGCCGAGTACTACAACGGCGAGCCTCTTGGCAACGAGCAAGAAGGCCGCAGCACCGCGCAAACGATGGACGTTCGCGACACAGTGCAAGCGATGCTGCCAAGCCTGATGCGGATATTCTGCGGCTCTGACCACGTCGTTGAGTACGCACCTACTGGCCCAGAGGACGTTGAGATGGCAAAACAAGCCACCGACTACGTCAATTATATCCTGCAGCAAGACCAAGACCAGCCGTTCATCGAGATCATCTACGCGGCTATGAAAGACGCGCTTGTGAAGGGTCAAGGTTTTCTCAAGTATTACTACGACGAAACAGAAAGCTCTAGCAGCTTTGACTTGGAGAACCTAGACGACCAGGCGCTCAACGCGCTGAACTCAGACCCCGACATAGAGATCGACATGCTGATGTCTGTCGTATCTGACGAGTCGCCAGAGCCGTTGCACAAGGTGCGCGTTACCAAGCGTAACAAAATCGGCAAGATTAAGGTCATGTCGGTGCCACCAGAGGAGGTGCTGATCAATCGGCACGCACGCAGCATAAACGATGCCGAGCTTGTCGCTCACCGCGCCTACCTACCGATCAGCGATTTGGTCGAGATGGGTTATGACCGCGACGAGATGGAGACGTTCGCAACCGACGAAGATGATTTCGATTTGTTTAACCAAGAGGCGCGGGAGCGCTTCTTTGATCAACGCGACGTTGACTACCGCGATCCATCGCGCCGGCGAGTTCTTTATGTCGAGGCATATGTCCACTTAGACGTAGATGGCGACGGCGTTAGCGAACTGCGCCGCGTGTGCTGCGCCGGCCCGAACTACGAAATACTGCGCAACGACCCAGCAGACCTGGTGCCGATTGCGCTGTTCCAGCCAGATCCAGAGCCGCACACGGCACTTGGCGGCCTGAGCATCGCCGACCTGACTATGGACATCCAGCGCATCAAGAGCGCCGTGCTGCGCGCCAGCCTGGATAGCCTGTCTATGTCTACTCACCCGCGAGTCGGGATTGTAGAAGGCCAGGCGTCGCTAGAGGACGTGATGAACGTCGAAGCGGGTGGAGTCATCCGTATGCGTCAACCTGGCGCGGTTGTGCCGTTTAACTTGCCCTTTGTTGGTAAGGAGGCGTTTCCAATGCTGGCCTATATGGACGAGATGCGCGAAAACCGTACCGGCATATCGAAAGCAGCTGACGGGCTAGACCCAGCTGCGCTGCAGTCCAGCACCCTAATGGCCGTGCAGCAGACCGTAGCCGCCGCCCAGCAGCGCGTAGAACTGGTGGCCAGATTGTTCGCCGATGGCGGCATGACGCAGCTTTACAAAGGTCTTCTGCAGCTTCTAATCAAGCACATCGACAAGCCGCGCATGATCCGGCTGCGCAACCAGTTTGTGCCTATGTCGCCAGACCGATGGAATGCTGACATGGACGTTGTATCCAACGTCGCGCTAGGCAAAGGCGGCGACCAAGAGCGCATGGCTATGCTGCAGCAAGTGGCCGGCAAGCAAGAGCAGATCTTGCAGACGATGGGGCCGCAGAACCCCCTCGTCGACATGAACAACTACTACCAGACGCTGACCCAGATGCTAGAGATCGCGGGATTCAAAGACCCGCTGCGCTTTTTTAAAGATCCAGCGAACTTCCAGCCGTCGCAAGAGCCGCCTAAGCCTGACCCGAACGAGGCGCTTATGCAGGTGCAGATGCAGGCCATCCAGGCAGACATCCAAAAGAAAGCGGCAGAGCTTGAGCTAGAGCGCGACAAGATGATGCGAGAGGACGACCGTCGCAGGGATAAGGACGAGGCCGATATCGCGCTCAAGGCAGCCGAGATCAACGCCAGGTACGGCGCGCAAGTTGATACGGCTCAGATCAAAGCCAATTCAGACAGAGACAGAGAGCTGGTCAAACAACTAGCCGCACAGAGGGCAAATGGCGTCTAGACAACAGGACTTAACCAACATCCAGAGGATGGCCGACGATCCTGACTTTAAGGGGGTGATTGAAAATCTGCGTCTCGATTATTTCGAGAAGTGGTGCAAGGAACGCAAACCCGATCAACGGGAGCGCTTGTGGCTGCAACAGGAAGTTTTAGACGACGTCGTCACGCAGATGCGTGCCGCCGCCGATCAACTGGCTTTCGACAAATATAGGAACGGTTAGATGGATGATAGAATAGATGGAAGCGAACCCCAAGATATGGGGGCTTCCGTTGGAAGCGCACAACAAATTATCGCAGACATGTTGGCTCCTGCAGAGGAGAAAGCCGAACAAGTAAGCGAGACAGTTGATGAGTCCGTTGAGGGCGAGGTGTTTGAAGACGCCGAGTACGAAGAGGCCGACGAGGTACTCGACTCGGATGATGAAGACATCGATCTGGATGACGATGAATACGAGCCAGATGAGGAAGCCGAATCGGCTGACAAATTCACGGTCAAAGTGGCCGGCGAAGAGTTGGAGGTTGATTTAGATGAACTCAAAAATGGCTACTCACGACAAGCAGATTATACAAAGAAAGCACAAGCGTTAGCCGAAGAGCGAAAAGCCTTCACGCAAGATCGCGACGCAGTAGTGCTTGAGCGACAGCAATACGCACAACTACTGGGTGCATTGCAGCAACAACTAGCAACAGACCAGACACAGCAACCTGATTTCGACCGGCTGTATGAGGAAGATCCCATAGAGGCCGCCAGGTTAGAGCGGAATTGGACGAAGCAGCAGCAAGCCAAGCAGCAAAAGATGCAGGCCATTGCCCTGGAGCAGCAGCGAGTTAGAGAAGCTAACGCCCAAGAGCAACAGCAGCAAATGCGCGGGCTTATTGAGCAAGAAGTCCAGCGGCTGCCCGAAGTCATTCCAGAGTGGAAAGACGAGAAACGGGCATCTAAAGAACGCGACGAGTTGCGCACTTATTTAAGTGAGCAAGGCGTTAACGAAGAGGAGATGAATGCCCTCGTTCGCGCCAACCACATCGCCGTGTTGCGCAAAGCAATGCTTTACGACAAAGGTCGTCGCAGGGTGAAAAGCGCAGAGAAAGAGGGTCGCAAGACCCGCGCCGCAAAGCCAGGGTCTAGGGCATCACAACAGCCCGCTAGTAAACGCAGAACCAAAGTCGCTTATCAACGTCTTGCAAAAAGCGGCAGCCGTGATGATGCGGCAGCTTTACTTGAAAGTCTTATTTAGGAAAAAAGACAATGGCTATTATTGCAAACACCTTCACCAAGTATGATGCGAAGGGTCTTCGAGAAGATCTCAGCGATGTGATCTACAGCATCAGTCCTGAGACGACTCCACTTGTTTCAAACATGAGCAAGCGTCGCAGCGTATCTAACACTTTATTTGAGTGGCAGGTTGACTCGTTGAGCGACGCTGCAGCCAATGCTCAGATCGACGGCGACGACCTTTCCAGCTATACCGCAACGGTTGCAACGTCCAGGCTCGGAAACTACACCCAAATCATGCGCAAAGATTTCATCATTGCTGACAACTTGGGTGGGGCGATTGATGAGGCTGGACGACGCTCAGAGATCGCTTACCAGTTGGCCAAGAAGGGCAACGAGCTGAAGCGTGACATAGAGTTTAACTTCTGCGGCGTAAACCAAGCGGCTGCCGCTGGTTCTTCTTCTGCGGCTCGCAACACTGCCTCTCTTAGCGCGTTCATTCGCACTAACACAAGCAAAGGCACCGGCGGCGCAGATCCCACCGTATCAGGCGGCATTGTTAATGCTGCTCGAACAGACGCAAGCACATCAAACCGTCGAGCATTCACTGAAGCAATGCTAAAGACAGTGGTACAGGGCGTGTGGTCGCAGGGCGGAGAGCCTAAGTTCTTAATGGTTGGCCCACACAACAAGACTGTTGTAAGCGGCTTCGCAGGTATCGCTGCACAGCGTTACATGGCACCAGAGGGGCCAACAACAATTGTTGGAGCTGCTGACGTTTATGTTTCGGACTTCGGTTCGATATCAATCGTTCCTAACAGATTCAGTCGCGAGCGCGATGCGTATGTGGTTGACCCTGATTTGGTTGAGATGGCTACATTGCGACCAATCCAATCGGAAGAGCTTGCAAAAACTGGTGACGCAACCAAGTACATGCTCTTGGTCGAAGCGGGTCTGCAAGTCAACAACGAAGCCGGTCTCGGCATCATCGCTGACTTAACAGCTGCGTAAAGGAAGAAAATGGAAGATCGACGCACACTTGCTGTTGATAAAGCCACTGGCATTAAAACAGAGTTCGTTTACGAATCCGGTGATACGTTAAAAGACGACACGGTTAAGATTGCGACCTCGCAAGATGTAACCAAAATCGTTGAGGCGAACAAGCGGGCGCGTAATGAAATTGATCGCCACCACAAGTTCGGGGAGTGGTCGAAAGTTGCGTCTATTCCATTGACTGTACTGTACGACTTGAAGCGGCGCGGAATCGCCGACGATCCCGCCGCGTTCAAGCGTTGGCTCAACGATCCAGATAATCGTGCGTTTAGGACGCGCGACGCCAGGATCTAATGGCCGTCACTAATTACAGCGAACTCCAGGCAGCGGTTGCTGATTGGCTGAATCGCGACGATTTAACGGCCGCCATTACAAATTTTATTTCGCTTGCAGAGGCTGAGTTGACCAGGACGCTGCGGCATCGATCGATGAT